GTTGAATAATAATATACAATGTGAAAATTTTGATTGTAAAAGTAATGAATTGCATATTGATGATGTATATAGTCACCTTATCATAACTTTAAAATTAAAATCAAAAAAATTATCATATTTTGTTAAAAACAAATTGCCATGTCATATATTTGAATATGACTGGGACACAGATTTTGATAATAAAATTGTGAAAAATATAACAACTGTGAAAAAAAATAATTTATCAGATTCAAAAATTATAAATTTATTTTCAAAAGAAGATAATTTAATCAATAAAAATACAAAAAAATACAAAATATATTATTTATCGAAAAATACAGAACAAATTAATTTATCATATGAAAATTATGTTATTTTGGATAAATATTTAAAAAAAGATTTTTACGAAATCAATATGTTGATCTGTAAAAATAATTATATCTCAAAATATAATCAAACTTGTTATTTTTCAGAATTTGGTGACCATGATTACATCGAAAATCCAAAAAAAATTGTTATTGATGGATATTTATGTTTCAACGATTCACCAAATAACATAATAATTAATTTAAAATAATTTAATTTTATAATCAAATAATGTGACTAAAATTAATTTAGTAGAGAACAGAGAAATATATAAATTAAATGTTCCAAACATTGAATAAAAAAAATTTTTCATCAATGAATTTTCAAAACCAAGTTCTCTGAAACATTCATATGATATTTTTAAATTAAATAATGACATAGAAGTGAAATATCCATAAACTGTTAAAGGATAAACTATTTGTTTGAATAATTTTGGCGGTTTGTTTAAAATTACAGTTAATAATTTAGGTCTATCAAATTTTTTAAATATTTTAATTGAATACAATAGTGAATATTTATGTAATCTATGTCCAATGACTGAACTTGTAAAAATTACAGCAGTAGTAAGTAAATAATTCATTATTATAAAATAAAATTCAATCTTTAATTATGTTCAAAATCAAAATCATCTTCATATTCATCTTCGTCTATTAAGTAGTGTTCATTATAAAAATCTATATAATGATTTAATTTAAATTGATGATCTTCAACAAAACTTTCCAATTTAGTTTTAAAAAGTGGATTATTTTTGTTTGACAATAAATTTAATTTTCTTTCAAGTTTTTTAATTAATTTCTCATTTTTCTTTATTATTGTTTCTAATTCCTTTTTGGTATATTCTGCTGGATTTTTCATTAAATAAAATTTATGTTAAAATAATATTTTATCAATTTTTATCTAAATATTATTTTATATTTATTTCTTATATGGAGTATTTTTTGAAAATTGTTAAAAATTATCAACCTTTTTTTGTTCTGGAAAAAAATTTAAATTTGCTAAATTCCAACAAAAATAAAATTTTTTTGTATTGGCTTGATAAATTAAATTATAATGATGAAACTTTAATTCTAGAATTAGTTGAAATAATTGAGGACGAACCAGATCTAGAATTATTAGAATGTTCATATCCAAATATAAAAAATTATTTATCAGAGTTCGAAAATTATAATAATGAATTAATGAAATTTTTCGAATCTCATGATTATAAAAAATTTGTGGAAGAATACAATATGATAGTCAATTTGTTTGATGTTATTAACCAACATAATATAAATACTATTTTGACATTACTTATTTTTAATAATAACACATCATATTTAAATCAATTGTCTATATTGGAACTGGATGATTTATTAAATATGTCCGAATCACAATTTAATAATAAAATGTCTGTTTTGATCAAACATATCATAGAATTTAGAAATAATAAAATTATAAATGAAATTGAAAATAAATTAAAATCAAATACAAAAAATCAAATGATTAATACAGAGTTTGTTTTAAACAAATATAAAATATATGTTTCATCATTAAAAAATAAAAATCATTTTGATTCAGATGTTAATGAACAAATTAGAAAAAAAATAAATGAAATTATTAAAATAAGATTAGAGAAAAATATTGATTGGAATTATGTGAATAAATTTTCACCAATTAATAATAAAACAAATATTTTTATTTAAAAATAAATTTACATATTTAAAAAATATGGATCAAGAAATAAAAATTGTAACCTGGTGTAATAATAAAATAATTTGGAATGATGTTTTTTTGAAAAATTCATCTGAAGAAATTAGAACAAAAATTTTATCATCAATAAGAGATTCTATTGCAACACATGAAAAATACAAAAAAGAAACTAAAAGTAACATTGATGATGAAACTTGGCAAACAGTTAAAAAAGGATTTGACAGAAAAGAAGCTAAAAATATAGCGAAGAAATTAATGCAAGAAGAAGTTAATTTTGGAATAACAGAAAATAAAAATATATGGTCAGTAAGTAAAAAGAAAAAATAATTATTCAAATCTTTTCAACCATTCTTCTCTATTAAAACTTGTATTATCTCCTCCCAGTTTTTGTCCATTACCTGAAAATGGTTTAAATTCATCATCTTCAGGTTTAATTTCTATTTTTTTCTTGGGTGTTGGTGGTGGTGTTGGTGGAAATTTATTAACTATATCTAAATTTATGTCTTGATTAGTGATTACAATTACATCTTCAAATATTTTTATTTGATTTGAGTTTTCATCATCGATATCAATACTTTCAGCATCTTTTACAATAAATGTCATAGGAATATTATCAATATCACATCTAAAAACCAAGTCTTTGTGTAATATTGAAAATTTAGATAATGATGCTTCCAAATGTTTATCATTATCTGGAATTTTGAAAAATTGTTTTTCTTGAGGTTCGAGTCTAATAAATTTACCTTTATTAATATGCATAATTTGTTCTAATTTAATCACAGACATTTCTTGTATACCTAAATATTCCATTAACCACATAGGCATAATTATTGTATCATCTGGAGCTGTAAATTCATGTACAGAACAAAATGATTCAATACCAAGTTCGGAATTAATAATTCTAAAAAACAAATAATCGTTTATTTGTAGTTCTTTCAGAATATCATGAGGTAAAATAACATTATTTGTTTTTTCTAAATCATCTCTTTCATGTAAATGACAACTATTTGCATATAATTCAAACATAGTTATCCATATAACATACAAAAAATATTTAAATCAATTTTTTTTATTGTCTTTTTATAATGGAAACAAAAAATAACGATGAAAAATTAGATAAAATACTTGATGAACTTGTTTGTATGAAAGAAATTCAACAAGATATAAATTCTTTGTTACTAGAACAAAATAACAAAATAAATGATATTAATGATAAAGTAGATGATGTCAAATCTAATGTGGAAAATGCAAATCAAAAAATCGATAAAATTGACAAATACACAAAAAAAAATAAAAAAATATTATCAACTGCAATCATTGTTGGAAGTGTTGGAATAACTATTCCTGCAACAGTTATCTTCGGACCTCTTGGTTTAATAGGTTTAACACCAATAGTTATTGCTCAAAAATTTATTTAATAACATTTAAACCAATCAAAGTTTTTAAAACTATCTAATTTTATTAGATCACAAATATTAATATTTGTTTTCTTATTTGTTTCTTTTTCTTTTAGTAGTGATATGATCGATAAAAACAATTTGTCGATATTGTAATTCGTTTTGGCACTGGTATATATAATTGGATAATCAGATTGGATATAAAATTTAGGTTTATTTTCAACATCAATTTTATTTCCAACAATTATAATTATTGGATTTGTTATTAAATTAATGACTTGATCAATCCAATCATTAACATTTTCCATACTTTCTTTATTTGTTAAATCATATACAATAACACAAACATCGGCTCCTTTTAAATAAATTGGAATTATAGATTTGAATCTTTCTTGACCTGCTGTATCCCACAAATTAAGTGAATAATCATCTAATTTTATGTTATTGTAGGCTACACCAACAGATGATTGAATAGAATGTTCAAATTTACTATAAACTTTTCGATTGACTATAGAACTTTTTCCAGTATTTGAATCACCAAGTAAAATAATTTTATTTATTTTTGACATTATAATATAGTTATGAAAATAGAACAAATTATAGAAAATTATATCAACTTTTTTGATGAACCGAAAAGAATAACATATAATATAACTGGTTCAAATATTATAAATTTACCAAAAATAAAAAAATCTGGAAACTTGGCAAAAAATATAAAACATTTGATAAATAATTTTTTAGATTTTATAAAAAATGATAATGTCAATTTGAACCAAACAAATCTCGATGAATATTTCCAAAATTTACTGAAATCTAATTTGTATTCGAAATTCATTGATTTCAAAATACAGTATCCAAATTATGATAAGAATATTAGATTATTTTGTAATTGGAGAAGTGATAATTCACAAGTTCAAATATATTTATCTTATATGGTTGATTTTTTAATTCTAACAATTCTTGAAAATTCAAAAAAATTTATAAAACAAAATGAACTATCTTTTTTTGAAATATATTTAGGAATAATAAATAACGATGATCTAATTGCATTACCTTTTTTTTATTGTGATAAAGAAGAAAAGAATAGATTGTGTTTATTGCTTCATTCTTGAATATAAATAAACGAGGACAAATATCCAATCTGTCCATGAAGCTTGATGTTGCAAATTCAATTGAAATTATAACATTGATCAATTTTGAAATAAATATTAATTAATTCAACAGCATTTATTTAATTCGTGGATTAGTTTTATCAAACAAAAAATTGATTATTTTATGGTTAATTAAAATTATTTATATATTATGGTTGAATGTGGTCATAATCATTTTTTTAAAGAATGGTTAAATAATGGATGTCCAATAAATGAAAATATAATTAGTCTGAATATTTCATTTGGACATATAAAAGAAATACCAAAAAAAATAGGCAATTTAATTAATTTACATAAATTTTATTGTCATTACAATCAATTAAAAGAAATACCTAAGGAAATTAGTAATTTAATTATTCTACAAACATTTGATTGTAGTAATAATCAAATAAAAGAAATACCTAAGGAAATTAGTAATTTAATTAATCTACAAAAATTTTATTGTAGTAATAATCAATTAAAAGAAATACCTAAGGAAATTTGTAATTTAATTAATCTACAAACATTTTATTGTAATAATAATCAAATAAAAGAAATACCGAAAAAAATTAACAATTTAATAAATTTACAAACATTTTATTGTAATAATAATAGAATAAACGAAATACCCAAAGAAATTGCATGCGGTAACAGCCTACCAGCAAAGCTGGGTATGGGTAATTTAATTAATTTACAGGAATTTTATTGTTATGATAATGAAATAAAAGAAATACCAAAAGAAATAGCATGCGGTAGCAACCTACCAGCAAAGCTGGGTATGGGTAATTTAATTAATTTACAGGAATTTTATTGTTATGATAATGAAATAAAAGAAATACCAAAAGAAATAGCATGCGGTAGC